GTCCATGTTGGTATTGACAGTACCGCCCCATGTACCCGACTGATCGCCAGCAGCAGGCTTTTCAAGACCCTGATTTGTCGTATATGTGCTTGTCATTAGACAACCTCTCTAGGCGGCTATTTTGATCCAGTCTGGCGTCTGTGACGTGCTAACCCCAGAAAAACTTGATGTTTGCGATGTACTGACCTCAGAAAAACTTGATGTTTGCGAGGCATCAACAACGCCCCATACATTAACGCCTCCTATAGCGCCTGTGGCTTCAACACCTGTTACCACAACTTCAATACTCAGTACAGCGGTTATAGTTCCAACAGCACCTGTACCGGCAATACCCGTGGGTGTAACTTCAATACTCGGTACGGCTACTACAGTTCCAACGGCACCTGTACCGGCAACTCCAGTCGGTACAACTTTAGCTTCCCCAGCGGGGGTAACAGACCCAACGGCACTTGTTGCCGCAACACCTATCGGTGTAACTTCAACCCCCGAAACGGCTATTACAGTTCCAACGGCACTTGTTGCCGCAACGCCAGTCGGTGCAACTTTAGTTTCCCCGACGGGGACAACAGTTCCAACGGCACTTGTTCCTGCAACGCCCGTAGGCGTAACTTCAATACTCGGTACAGCGGTTACAGTTCCAACGGCACCTGTGCTAGCAACCCCTGTGGGTGTAACTTCAGCCCCCGAAGCGGCTATTACTGCGCCAACGGCACTTGTTCCTGCTACACCCGTAGGCGTAACTTCAATACTCGGTACGGTTATTACTGTACCGACGGCACTTGTTCCTGCTACACCAGTCGGTACAACTTCAATACTCGGTACGGCTATTACAGACCCAGCGGCACCTGTTCCCGCAACGCCTGTGGGTATGCCCAGAGCACCTGCCGTAACCGTTACAGACCCAACAGCACTTGTCCCCGCAACGCCTGTGGGTATGCCCAGAGCAGCTGCCGTAACCGTTACTGCGCCAACGGCACTTGTTCCCGCAACGCCTGTGGGTATGCCCAGAGCAGCTGCCGTAACCGTTACAGACCCAACAGCACTTGTTCCTGCTACACCCGTTGGTGCAACTTCAATGCTCGGTGCGACTATTACTGCGCCAACGGCACTTGTTCCTGCTACACCCGTAGGCGTAACTCCAGCCCCTGCAGCGGGAATAACAGTTCCAACAGCACTTGTTGCCGCAACACCTGTTGGGGAAACTTCAACACTTGGAACAACCGTTATAGTTCCAACAGCACTTGTTGCCGCAACGCCTGTGGGTATGCCCAGAGCACCTGCCGTAACCGTTACTGCGCCAACGGCACTTGTTCCCGCGACTCCGGTAGGCGTAACTCCAGCCCCCGAATCGGCTGTTACTGTGCCAACGGCACTTGTTCCCGCAACACCTGTTGGCGTAACCTTAGCTCCCCCAACAGGGATTACTGCGCCAACAGCACTTGTTCCCGCAACACCTGTTGGCGTAACTTTAGCTCCCCCAACAGGGATTACTGCGCCAACAGCACTTGTTCCCGCGACTCCGGTAGGCGTAACCGCAAGACCTGGAGCAATCGCTATAGTTCCAACGGCACCAGTACTAGCGACCCCTGTTGGCGTAACTCCAACTCCCGCAGCGGGGATTACAGTTCCAACAGCACTTGTTCCTACGACGCCCGTTGGCGTAACTGCAAGACCGGGAACAACCGTTATGGCCCCAACGGCACCAGTACTAGCAACCCCTGTTGGCGTAACTCCCGCCCCCGAAGCGGGGGTTGCTGTGCCAACGGCACTTGTTCCTACGACGCCTGTTGGGGAAACTTCAACACTTGGAACAACCGTTATAGTTCCAACGGCACTTGTTCCCGCAACGCCTGTTGGCGTAACTCCAGCCCCTGAAACGGGGGTTGCTGTGCCAACGGCACTTGTTCCTACGACGCCTGTTGGGGAAACTTCAACACTTGGAACAACCGTTATAGTTCCAACGGCACTTGTTCCTGCTACGCCCGTAGGAATTACTGGAATAGGTTGGCCATACAGCCCTTCACCATATTCGCCACGGCCAAATCCAGAAAGTATAGCCAAACCTTACGCTCTTACGCTCTTACGCAATTCTAATAATTGCGTTACTCGAATCCGCCGCTGGAAATTGAATTGTGAAAGTCCCAGCAGTACTGGTCTTATTGCCGCCAAAGTCCAAGGCACATACGGCTTTATTAGAATCTGTACTGTTATAGATCAATGCTCCTCTGGCAGTGATGGTAGCGGTTGTAAAGCTGAAGTCCGCAAAATCCGTGAAGCCCGTCGTACCACTGGTCGAAGGGTCGATCCGGGTAAGAGACCCACCACCCGTAGCGTAACTTCCACTAGAGGCAACTTCTCCAGTAGTCGTAAGGGCCGTCGTCGATGCGCCAAGAGTGGCCGTGGTGCTTGATTTGCCGCCAGCACCAATGGCATACAAAGCCAGCTTGAAGGTGTCGCCGCCACTTAGTTTAAAATTATGAACAGCCTCAAGAAGTTCGCCCTTGAAGGATGTACACATTGCCGTCGCTATAGCCATATCAAATGCTCCTCAACTGTTTGGATAATTCCTCATAACCTGCTTTTCTAAGGTTAGCACATACTGTAGCACGATCCTGTTCAATCGCAAACTTCATATAGAACAGTAGCGTGTCCCTGATATACTGCCTGAAGGCATGTGCCTGATCGCGCAGGGGAGCGACCGTACCATCCGATACATGGATAATCTTTTCTAGGGCCATTTCCGCAACTTGCTCAGGCGTAAAACCTCCATTTTCCGTGGTTTTCGCCACAGCCACACCAACCGTAGCACCTGCATCAACAGATAACATTATGACGTCTCCTGCAATCCAACAACATTATCATGGCGTCCAAATATGATAGGGCCATCTATAGGCTCAGGTGGAGCAAGCTCTGACTGCCGGGTAACCAAAAGCTGCTCATTATCAGTGCTCATAACCAAGGGGTCATCCAGCCGGTGGTATCCATACAGCCGCTCCTCCGGGGGAACATCCGTATCCAACAAGGTCGAGCCATGGGCTATTTCGATCTTCATTCCCCTGCTTATACAAAAAGATAGCCAGAACTCCACGCAGGCCCGCCCCGCTTCAGCTAAGTTCACATTCCTGTAGGAATAATCTAAGCCAAATAAATACAACTTCCCAACCTCCTGATACGCAGCGAAGGCAATCGTATAAGGAACAGTATTATTGAAGTAACATAATTCCGTATCCTTAACAACCTCTTCTAAAGGATAAAGAACAGCCCCAGGAACACGGCGGTCTAATTCACAAGTATATATGGGGCCTTTGTGTTTTGGCAATTCACGGCGTAAAGCAGGCGTTTGTTTACCGGCATTCTCAGTATCAAAAAATCTAGAAGGAGGGTCCATCATAAACACACGATCATGCTTGATGGGCGCTAACATGGAGTTTATGGCCCATACCTCATCGTATTCTGCCCCATTGGCAACAGAAGACGTGTATGAACCCTGCGAGTGTCCAAGCCCAACTATAGCAACAGATGATCCTTTAAGAGCGAGGTCTTTCATTGAACTTCTCTACGAACACGATCATATCTGTATTCATCTCGGATCTGTTCACTTTCACCCAAATTCTTTAACCATTGTAAGGATTCTACAAATCTTTGATTATAAAGCTGTAATAAATCCGATTCACCTTTCATAAAAGTATAAGCTTCTACTAAACAACCATAAAGCAACGCTAATTCAGCATTATCACCAAGATAACTTGTTCCATCTGCTGTTGCAGAAATAGACGTTGGCCTAGAAAAATAATGAAGTTCCATAGTAAGTGCGGCATTAGGCGTGGGCGCTAAAAGAAAACTCGCATCGTCCCAACTTGCATAATACTTAGGAATACCATCAGTAGTTGGATCGGGGGTAAAGTCCTGTAAAAAAGATACATGCTTATACAACAAAAACTCGTTATCCGAAGAGTTAACCACGCTTAATGAGAAGGGAGCCAGAAAATCTGTCGGCTTACTTAAAAACTTTATGTCCTCCGTAGTTGTGCCCGTAGAATTTTTACGGAAATTATCTAATTGACATTCTTTAAGAATCCGTTCTTCCGCATTCAAGATAAACCGGGGCAATTGTGTGACGAACGTTGTCTCGGTATTTTCCGTATAATCCTGTATCGCTGTTTTCAGCGTGGTAAATGTAAATGCCATATCACGCCTCTACCGTTACAGGGCCCGCAGATGCGGGAAACCCGCCCCCAAAAACCGAACCTA